GGTACATTTTGGAAGATACTTGATAAAATTGAAGCTAAGATTAAGCAGTTAACACAAGCGCAAGCGATGACAAAGTTTGCGGAAGCGTTAATACCCGATGAAGAACCCGAAAGTCAGGCTTTAATGAATAAGATAACAGCAGAATTAGATGCTGAAAACAAAATGCTTGACGGTAAAAAGGAAGCACATGAGGAGTTTAACGAATGGCAAAAGGCGGAACTTGAAAACTGGGTACAAACTCAATTAGATGCTAATAAGGAAACCACTAAAGCAACCGAATTAACTGAGGAAGAAAAACGGCAAATATGGGAAGCCGCTGCAAATACTACTATTCAGTTAATTGGAATGGTTAGCCAATCTATACAAGAGGGATATCAAAGAGATTTACAAAACTTAGATGAGCGACTTAATCAAGGATTAATTTCAGAACAGGAATACGACAAGGAAAAGCGAGAGTTACTAAGCAAACAGAATGATGCTGCAAAACAGGCGGCTATATTCCAAGCAATAATTAACACGGCTTTAGCGGTTACAAGTGCATTAACGGCTGGCCCGATTGTCGGCCCTATATTGGCTGCCTTAGCGGGTATTTTAGGCGCGGCACAAATTGCGGTAATTGCATCACAGCAACCCCCCCAATTCGCTAAGGGTGTTGTAGATTTGCAAGGTGAAGGAACGGCAACAAGCGACTCAATCCACGCTAAACTATCCAAAGGCGAAAGTGTTATTACAGCGAAGGAAACAAGCAAGCACAAAGGATTGCTCGAAGCGATGAACAAAGGACTTGCAGAAAAGTACATCCTAAGCAACTATGTAAAGCCCGCATTGGATTCTGCGATGTTAAGCGGGTTTGCAGACATGGGCAAGAGTGCGGAGGTTAACGGGTTAACTGCCAATCTAAAAGACCATAACATTATCGCGGCAATGGATAGACATAGGGCGGCTGATGTCGCTGGGTTCAAAATGTTAGCGGCTAAATTAGACCGCAGACAACCTAAACGCGGAGGATATGCTTAGTATTACATCGCCCGACTTTAGCATTGCCAACCAACCAAACGGCATAACCGAATTAACGCACCGTGTTTATTATTCGAGTGAGTTAAGCGGTTTTCTTGAAGAAATAAACGGAGAGCTAACATTTCACGGAGCAGACTATACCTTTTTGCGAAGGGCTTACCTTACCAATTCATGCAATATAATACCCTTTGAAATATCGGACGGGTGCGGGTTGGTTTTGGATTGCAATATGTTTCTGAATGAATGCGAGTGGCGACCTGACTTATGCCAAGTCAAAGGGCAGTTAGTAGATGGTGGGTTCTTATCGCTTATTGACCAAAACATGGGCATTAAAGCCTATGTGAATGTCGGGCGTTCAAAGAATGATGAAGATATTTCTTCGAGCGTATTGGAGCAAACTAATCTGTACTACTACGGGCAAAACCAACAAAGCGGTGGCGGTGACATTGCAGCACAAAACAGAGTAGGCGTTCGCGTTTACGATGCGTTCAAAATGCTTGTTGCCTTTATGACCGATGGGGCTTTAGGGTTTGAATCGGACTTCTTTAGACCCGATGACATCAATAGGGGTTATTACACGCTTATTACAGGCAATTCGCTAAGGACTGGCGATATAAATAGTTGGCCTTATATTTCTTTTGAGGAACTTTACAAGGACTGCCAACGGTTGTTTAATTTATCGTTTACAACTGAAACGGTGGGCGGTGTTAAACGGCTAAGGATTGAACCGACTTCATTCTTTAGGCAAACCAACGCTTCGATAACACTTGCCGACCCTGACGCGGTTGTGCAAACATCAAACGAAAAGAGTTTTTACCAAAAGGTTGAATTTGGCTCAAATGAGTTTGATAATGATGATTATACTTATTTTCCAAGGGTTACATTCTTAGGCGCAAGGAAGGAGGAATACCACTTAGGCGGCCAATGTAATACCAACAACGTATTGAAGCTAAGAACGGAGGTATTGATAACCGACACAAACCGAATACAAGCCGCGTTACCAGTTGCAAGCGGTGGGGCTGCCGACCCGTCAAACATAACAGACGAGGACACGTATTTAATTCTGCACTATTCGGATAACAGCGTTGCAAACTATCCTAACCCGTTATTTCCAACGACATTAGTTTACTTCAATGAGTTGCTTACCAACTTTCAAACCGCGTTAAGGTGGGGCGATGGAATACCTAACTCGATTTATTTGTTTTTAGGGTCGGGGTTGAATGGAGGGCAAGCGGTACGAATCAACAACTATTTACCGCCATATCAACCAATTGCATTCATTGCATTTGGCGCATATCTAAAGTTTCCTTTGTCAGCATTTCCAAATGGTTACGACCCCAACGGTAATATATCACAGTCAACGGACAATTTATTTTTAGGGTCATTAAATCCTATATGGAGCTTAGGGCAAACTATGTTCACAGCACCAATAGATGGTATATACTCGGTATCGGTTAGGCTTGTTTTAGATACATTAGACACCTCTGCTTTTAACTCTCTAATTATTAGAAAATTTAATACAGTTGCAAGCGGTATTATTACTTCAATTGGCTTTGGTTCTATACCCATGAGCAATGCGTATGTCCTCAATGGAGTTTGGATTTGGGAGGGGTCTTTTACTTTTAACCTTTTGCAAGATGAAAGGGTTGCGATATTATTAGTTATTGCACAGGAGGCTATAACCATACTTGACGGGTCAAGCTTTACAGTAGGCAGCAACTTTACAGCCTTCAAAACGTACAATCCCGAAGACAACAACCTAATTGATACCGCCATTAAATACCCAATCACTTCGCAAACGTGGCAAACCTACCTAAGCAATCGACACGGTATTATTAGCGTTCCATTTAACAACGGGGCAATACAAGGAAGGACAAACGACCTTAGCCGCAACCTCCACACTGGAATGACCGAGGTTAAAATAGTTAGTACCTTTGGCCAAACACAGATATGAGCCTTGACCTAATCCCATACCAACCCCTCCCGTTCGGATTAGAGGACAATTGCACCCTACCATGCTATGAAGGATGGATGCAAAAGGTGCAAGGCAGCACGGACGTTACATCCATTCAATTCGCTTACGGGGCTTGCGCTAATACGTTTAGCGAAACGATAGATGGCAACTTTACGGGCGGTGGTGTTGACTGGATACAAGGCGGATTGTGGACGTTTCCCGATACAAGGGCTGTTTCACCTATTGGCGGTGCTGGTTACATTCGGCAAGCAATAGCCAACGCAAGCGGTTTATATTACGAATTGGAGTTTACGATTGTGGTAAATAACGGGTTGATGCTGCTGAACTTTAGCGATGGCACAATCATTCCTTATTCGGCAAGCGGAACGTACACATACACATTTGAAAGCGTTGGAAAGACTTACGTAGAGTTCTTTTTTAATACTGCTTTGGGCGGTACGGTTTCCAATGTAATAATGAAGCCGATTTTAACGCGGGTTAACATGGGCATATTCGCAATGGATGGTACGCTTTTAGGGTTAATCACAGACGATAACAATACTACATATAGCAACGGTTTTCTAACATTTAACCTAAAATGGAGCGAAAGCCCAGCACCTAATGGGTGTTACTATTTAGGGGTGTACGACCCGTGCCAATGCTCGCAGTTTGGATTTGCTGGTGATGACTTCCAAAGTCAAGCGCAATGGGATGTATACGCTGGCGGTGATGATTTAATTGTTATCGGTGGCGGAACAATGCAAGCAAGCGCAATTACCCAAGCCGCTCACTATGTAAGGCGTAGGGATGTGTTATGTAAAGATGTGGCCTACACGATTACGTTCACGATTAGCGGAATGCAAGGAACTGACACGTTTCAATTTGCATCGGGGTTAACAAGCGGAACGATATACACAACGGATGGGACGTATACGGAGGTAATAACCCCAACGTGGACAAACGATGATCCGTTGGATTTGAGGTTCTTATTCCTGTTGGACATTGCTACTTTGCATTTCGTATTGATTACCGATTTCAGTATTGAAGCGGTTACTCCGATAGTCACTTATACAAGCGTACCGTTTGAACTCAAAGAAACGATTTGCGAGTGTACTGTTTTGGTGTCAGCTTGCGGCAATGGTGACCAGTTTAATATGGGATTTGTTGGCACGGGATTTAACCCGTCTATTCGCTTAGAATCAACTTTGAGGACTTCGAGTTACCCAACTACCCGTGAAGCATACGAGTTCAGCACAGGGCAAAAAAAGACTACCTACATGCGTACTCGAAAAGCGCGGTCTTTTGCTTACGGTGCGCCCGAATACGTGCATGACTTTATACGTTTAACGCTTGGGTTTGATAATGTCTACTTGGATGGTCGGGCTTCATTCTGCGAGGACGAAGAACCGCCATCGATAAGCTGGAGCGATGAAGTTGACTTCGGAGTTGCTACTTATACGTTTAGCGATGCCGTAGAATTAACCGAGAAACGACCTTGCGCAGACGGTGCGCCTTTGGGATGCGATGTTAATGGTATCGAATTGGAGGTAAACGTAGGCACGCGCAAGCCCGTATTAAACACATCAACAGGCAAGACAATAAACATACCTAAACCGATATAAAGATGGCAAGTATTAACGTCAATAATTTACCCGCTAAGGCGGCCGCGGCAATCACAACGGCCGACCAAGTGATGACCTTCACAGCAAGCGGTGACACAACTCAAACGCCATTTAATGAAGCGGTGGCACAGGCTAATAGTTTGAACGCAAACGCGGCATTAACTATTGCAAGCGTTACCATTCCAACTGCCGAAGTATTGACGTTATTTACTACTCCAGTACCCTTTGGAATTACCGTTCCTGTTGGTTATTTCATTCAGCCTTTGGGAATGTCGTTTAGGGCTGAAAATGGCACAACGGCATACGATACCAACACAAAACTTGCTGCAAGATATATAGGTTCGGATAAGCATTTTTCGGCAGCTTCAGGGAACTGGACAAGGGTATTGCAATCAACTATAAGTCGCGGTGGCCTATTAGGTATTGATGGCACGTTTAGTGCAACAACAACCGACACGCAAATTCTTGATGCTACTGACATTGAAATTTATGTTGAAACTGGCAACCCATTAAACGGGGATAGCGATATTACTATTACAATGGTCTACATACTAATCCCAACGCCTTAGAATGCCCACCGCAGCCGAACTACTCCGCGACAAGGTAAACGGCCTAACGGATATTCCTGACAGTTGGGTTAATCGAGTGACGGGTATACAGCCAAAGATAGCTGCACGACTTACGCGGCTAATGGCTAAGCTAACCACGACAAATGGAGTAGTTGACCAAACAGGCGCAAACCTTAGAACGGTCACGGCTATACTTGAGGACTTGCGGGCTTACATGACACAGGGCGAATATGCTACGGTGATAGGTGAGTTGAATAAAGACTTCATTCAGCAGCAAGCGACATCCACAGCTTACATGACAACCTTAGGCGGGCAAGGAATAGAAACCACATTCGCAGCCCAAACATACGCGGCAAGGCGGGCGCAACTTGTAGGGCAATTAGTTAACGGTATAGATGAAGCCGTACTTAATCCCGTATTTGAAACGCTACTTACGGGCATCGAAACCAAAGCGAGTTACTCCGATTTATTGGTGAGCGTTACGGATAGCATAGTTGGCACGCCTAACTATGACGGGCGTTTACTTGCTTATTCGCGGCAACTTGTTACCGATACCATTGGCACAACTGATAGGGCGTTTACCGAGATTATCGCAGCAGACTTAGGCTTAGAATGGTATCGTTACACGGGCGGTTTGATGGACACGACCAGATGCTTTTGTGAAAAGCGCAACGGCAAATGGTATCACAAAAAAGAGATTGAAAGTTGGGGCAACAAAGAGAATTTAGGCGAATGCAACACGGGCAAAGGATGGGCTGGCATGAATCGAGCCACTGATTCAAGTACAATCTTCGCCTATGCTGGTGGGTATAATTGCCAGCATTCCATATTGCCAGTTTCCGAAGCGGCCGTACCAACCGCCACGCTCAAAGAAGCAATAGCCAAAGGATTCTATAAGCCCGATGCAAAAACCCGTAAACTATTGGGAATATAGTTTAATTTTGCCGAATGCTTATCAAAACGGGTCACGTTATCGAGTTCAATATCGGGGAATTTGTGTATCTGAAAGTTGATAAGGAACAGGAACGACTAATGGTAGTTGCCATCACTCTGAAACCTTGTAACGCTGTTATGTATGGAGTAAGCAACTCAAAGGATGAAAGCTGGTGCTACGGTATTGAGTTAAGTTCTGAAAGGGATATTGTTTTAGCCACATCGAATTGATTGCCCTAACCTCCATTTCACCACGCCACGCGATTGGTGACGCACAAATAAAAGCCGTTGAAAGTTGGAAGGCACAAGGTTGCCGAGTTATATCTTTGAACACTGCCAGCGAAATTTCGCTACTTAAAGACCGCTACGACATTGAGTTTGCGGAGGTAACGATTACAACCAAAGGGCTTTACAAAGCACCCTATATTTTGATTAGTTCATTTATAGACCACGCAAGAAATAACGGGTTTGAATCAATAATGCTAATCAATAGCGACATTATTTTGAGGAATGCGGTATCGGAGTATTTCAGCAAGTGCAAACAAGGATTGGTATTCTGCAACCGAACGGATTTTAACCGCGATTTTCAAGACCAAAAGCTATACCCTAATGGCTTTGACGTTTTCTTTATTCACTCCGACTATTACGACTTGATACCTCACACGCTATTTGCAATGGGTCAAACGTGGTGGGATTATTGGCTACCGTATCGCTTTATTATGAGCCGCGTGCAGTTGTTTTTGGTCAAAGAGCCTATCTTCATGCACGAACGCCACCAAGTGCAGTACAACGCGGAGGAATGGCATCGAATGACACGACACTTTAGTTGGGTGGAAAACTACTTAGAAAGAGGGCGGCCACAGGATATAAACAACACGGTATTTAGATTGATTCAAGCCAAATGCAAATAGACATTCTGATAAGGACTTATCCTAAAGATTACGAATGGCTGCACTTAGCCCTTGCATCTATTCAAAAGCACGTAACGGGCTACCGTAATATCGTTATTTGCACCCCAACACCGCGCGGCTTGGAACACCTAACCGCTGAAATAGTGGTTCAAGTGACAGACTTACCCGATGGATATATTGGGCAGCAGCTAACTAAGTTGGAAGCGTGGAAATATAGCGATGCCGATGCCGTTGTGTTTTGGGATAGCGATGTAATTGCGATTGAACCGTTGGATGTTAATGAGTACTTTGAGAATGGCAAACCGATAATTTGGAAAACACGTTACTCCGAAATAGATTGTCCTTGGCAGCCGATAACCGAAGCCGCGATGAAATACATGGTCGAGTGGGAGTATATGCGTAGGATGCCTTTAGTTTACCACACAAAAACGCTAAAGAACGTGTGTATGTATTTAGAGGAAGTTCACAAATTACCGCTGTTCACTTACCTAAGCCGCGTACCTTATCGCAGCTTTTCGGAGTTTAATGTGATGGGTGCATTTGCCGAAGTACATGAGCCTAAAGGTTACGTATTCAAAGATACCAACGGGGCTGATATGCCAAAGATTAAGGCAATGCAGTTTTGGAGTTGGGGCGGAATTACTAACGATGTTTTAGCGCAAATCAAATGATAATACACGAATTTTCCAACGGTAAAAAAGTAGCTTTAATTGAGGACGATACTCACATAAGCAAGTGGGTAATTGAGAACCAACGCTTAGACCACGACCGAAGTACGTTGCCGCTATTAGATGAATTTATCCATCGCGGTTTTACCGTAGTTGATATTGGGGCTTATATCGGTGACCATACCATTGCCTATTCTAATCGGGTCGGGTCGCGCGGTTCTGTCTACGCATTTGAGCCAAACCCGAAAGCCTTTGAATGCTTGGAGTATAACTTGAAGGGCAAGGACAATACGGTATGCTTTAAGCGTGGGGTAAGCGATAAGAAGCACACCATCGGGTTAGCCCACGACATTAACGCTGGGGCTACTCACGCAATCGCGGAGGGCAATATCCAATGCGTTTCTTTGGATTCGATTAACCTACCCGAATGCGATTTCATAAAGATGGATTGCGAGGGTATGGAGGTCAAAGCGTTAATTGGTGCAGCGTTAACCATTAAGAAGTTTGCGCCAACAATGTTAATTGAGGTGAACGAAACCGCACTTGAAAGACAAGGTGAAAGCCGCGCGAGTTTGCTTGCCTTGTTGGATTCGATGGGCTATGAGTACCGCAATCTTTACAAAAATGAAGGGTTGGAAGGGGCGCAAGTGGACATAATATGTACTCCGATATGAGATGCGCGGATTGCAAACATTACGAGCCTGAGTTTACAAGGGCAACACGTAATTTGAAAACGGGCGAAATAAGGCAAGCATTTACTATAAACGACAAGCTACAATTTGACCTAAGTACGGAGGAAGTGGTGAGCGTTTATACCGAAACGGGAGGCTGCAAAACACTAAACAAAAACATAGTTTTCTACGATGAAATTCTCGTGAGTGAGAACTTTGGATGTAAACACTTTCAGCAGAAATGAATAAAGCATTTGTAAGCGGCTGCACTGGTCAGGATGGAAGCTACCTTTCGGAGTACCTTCTTGGCTTAGGCTACGAAGTACACGGAATGATTCGGGCAAGTTCAAACATCGTGCAAGAAAGTAAGCGGCTAAAGTTGTGCTACTCAAACCCGAATTTCCACACGCACTACGGGGATATGACCGACCCTTTAAGTTTGGAGCGCATACTTACCCAAGTAATGCCCGATGAAGTTTACAACTTAGCCGCGCAATCGCACGTTCGCATATCCTTTGACGTTCCGCAATTTACCGTTCAAACGGATGCTGTGGGCGTGATTAACTTACTTGAATCGATGCGGAGGGTTTGCCCTAAAGCTAAGATGTACCAAGCAAGCAGTAGCGAAATGTTTGGGCTTAGTTGTGATGCCGATGGTTACCAAAGAGAAACAACACCGCTCAATCCTGTTAGCCCTTACGGTTGCTCAAAGGTATTCGCTTACAACGTGGTTCGCCATTATCGGAGGGCTTACGGTATGCACTTGAGTAACGGGATTCTATTTAACCACGAAAGCCCGCGCAGAGGTGTTGACTTTGTAACGAATAAGGTAGTTAAAGCAGCTGCAATGATTGCACACGGCAAACAGGACAAACTGGAGTTGGGCAACTTAGATGCAAGTAGGGATTGGGGTCACGCTAAAGACTACGTGAAAGTGATGCACGCCATGCTGCAACTTAGCGAGCCGACTGATTACGTATGCAGTATGATGGAAACGCACACCGTACGCGAGTTATGCGAGTTGGCGTTTAGTTACTTTGATTTGAATTACCGCGACCATGTAACACTTAACCCGAAATACTTACGTGCGGAGGAACTGCCATACTTGAAAGGCGATTCGACAAAGTTGCGCGCAGAATTAGGATGGCAACCAAGCTACACTTTTGAAAGCATGATAATCGAAATGTGTGAGCATTGGACGGACGAGATAAACGGCAAAGAAAGTACACGCTAAAAATTAACTAACTTTGTGGCATGGCACGAAATATAAAGATACGTCCTCAAGATAGGCCAATACGGGGGCGGTGTGGCGGCAAGAAGTCAGGCTGCCAATTGACTGACTTTTATATCGTAATGGAAAAAGCAGCATGAACGAGGTCGATGTTAGGCGGTTATTAGATAATGTTCTGGAAGTTGAGAAATTCACTAAGAAAGGTGATATTCCTAAGTATCGGGATGGCTACGTTGCCGCAATCGAGCAGCGGAATTCTATACTTGTCCATGCAGACCCTAACGTGTTTCCCGAAAAGCTATTTAGAAACCGCGCCCCGAACCAAGATTTGGAGCAGCAGAAATACATTAAGGACAATTATACCAATACGACATCGCAAGTATTCCAAGACTACTTAACGGTAATCGGTCGGGCGTTTATAGATTCCAACTGGCAAGTAATACCAAAGGAAGGTAGTGAAGATTTGATGAAGTACCTACTTACCGATTTGCCTATTTATGGATCTGTTGAAACCTTTGTAAAAGGCGTATTACCTTCCATCAAAACAAAAGATGCAAACGGTTTGGTTGCCGTTATGCCACACGGATTTGAGTATGTAGAAAGTGAGGAAGGTGAGAGTAGAGTTGATGATCAAAAGCTATTTGAGCCAACAATCTACTATTATGCCAGCGATAAAGTAATTGACTACAAAAGTGGCCACCACGCTCTTTGCGTAAGTGCTGAAATGTCACGTGTCGAGTACAACGGAAAAGAACATAGGATGGGGCGTGTGATGTATTTATATACGCGCGAAACCATTTGGAGGATTGAGCAAGTTGGCAGGCAAACCGAAAACACTTACGCAATCTTTGAATACTTTGCACACGGTGAGGGCATACTTCCTGTTATCGAATTAAAAGGAGTTCCACAGATTTCACCTGATGGCAGTATCTATTGGGTAAGTCCTTTTTATTACGCGGTTGGTCTGCTGAACTTAGCCCTAACAAATAGAAACTACTTGCAGCTATCAATAGCTAATAGCGCGTTCCCGTTTAGAATAATGAAGGCTTCAAAGTGCGAGTTCCACGATGAAGTAAGCAACTGCCAAAACGGGCATTTAATTTCTATTGAAACGGGCAAAGACGTAGGTACCTGTGGGGCGTGTCAAGGTACGGGAGCATATCGCCCAGTTAGCCCGATGGGTACTTTGCTCTGGACTGATTCAGACCGATTCAGCGAAGGGCAAGCAAGCAACTACCCACTTGTTGAATACGTTGAGCCATCCACCAATGCAATGTCTTTCGTGCGTGAACAGGTGGATATTGACACCAAAGAAGCGCGGTCTATTCTGCACCTACAAACGTCTACAAGCGATGTAAAGGGTTCAAAGGATATGACGGCCACGGGGATGGCAATAGACCAGCAGTCTATGTTCTCTTTTGTCAAAGGCGTGAGTGAGCAGATATTCGATGTGTTTGATTTTGCTAACCATCGCATCGCATTCCAACGCTATGAAGATGCCGACCTTGCGCCTACTTTAATCTATCCTCAAACCTTCGACTTTAGAACCGAAGCCGACATTTGGGAGCAAATCAAAATGGCAAGGGATAGCGAAGCACCCGCATACATTATGCACACTTTGTTCTTCCAGTTAATGAACAATCTTTTGAGTTCAGACGTGGATGCACAGGGGGTACTAAGTTCAATCGTTATTGCAGATAAGTTGTTTGCGCTAAGTGATACGGCCATCGCATTACGTAAGGCAACCAACTCAATTGAACCGTGGCAAATTACCCTACACGATTCGTCTATTCAGATTGCACAGGAGTTGATACAAGAAGACCCTAAATTCTTGGAGTTAGATAATGCCGAACGCGTGGCAAAACTTGTAGAAAGAGCTAAATTGAATACCTTTGTGCCTAATTCGATATTAACCAATCAAATCTTGAATGCCTAAGAATACTTTAATTAAGTGCATAGTTAACGGTAAGGAATTGCGCCTGTTCAACTTTGAAGCCTTAACTGGTAACTTTTTTGAGAGGTTGCTAAAGTTGCCAAACATTAAAAGCATCGAAGTAAGCGATCCGAATTTAGAGGACAAATTAACCAAAGACGAATTTACCCCTC